TTACAAAAGAAATAACAGATGAACAAACAAAGGCAAGATTTAAAGAATTAGAAAAAGTGATATTGCCTTTCCTATATAATCTAGCAAAAAGTGAAGAAGATTATATATACTGGCCTAATAGGGCACCTATTATAAAAGCACAAATTGATAAAGTTTTAAAACTAACTAGAAGTTGAACCAGCATTGACATTTCTTGTTAGTTGGTATATAATAGATAGATTAAATATAATTGAGAACAAATATGAAATTTACACATATAGATATAGATAAAAAAATATTACCACAAACAAAAGGTAAAAAGATTAATGGTCACAGATTTTATGAGATAGACGGAACTCATTATCCATCTGTTACTTCCGTATTATCATTAAGAAAGACCGAAGGTCTAACAAAATGGAGAGAATCTGTTGGCACAGATGTTGCCAATTGGGAAATGCGAAGATGTGCAAACAGAGGTAAATCTCTACACACATTAGTAGAACAATATATGAAGAACGAGACACCATCCATCCGTGATGTGTTACCATTAGGGTTATTTAAATTAATGAAACCCTATCTAGACCAAATTAATAACATTAGATTAGTAGAAGAAATTATGTATAGTCCTAATTTGACAATTGCAGGACAAGTTGATTGTGTTGCAGAATACAATGGTAAATTATCTGTTATTGATTTTAAAACAGCAAATAAAGAAAGAATCGAGGAGTGGGTAGACAATTACTTCCTACAATGTACAGCATATTCAATGATGTATGCTGAGACTTACAATGAACCTATAGAACAAATAGTAGTCTTAATGGCTGCCGAAGATGGTTCAATGAAAGCATTTGTGAAAGAACCGAAAGATTATGAAGATGAATTGCAAAAGGCAATAGAGACTTTTTATGACACAGTTAATCCACAATTACAAGAGGCAAAGTAATTTAGGCACTCTACCACTTTAAGAAGTGCCGGAGCCTGGTGTATGCTCGGCACACAGAAATACACCCCAAGATTTTTATATTATGAACGCTAAACAATTTAGTTTAAAGATTGAAGAAATCAAAAGAAACAATGGCGACATGTCTTACATGGATGCCATCTTGCATTATTGTGATGAAAATAAAATTGACCCAGCAGAAGTAGGCAGATACATTTCTAAAAGTCTAAAAGAAAAAATTACAATAGAGGCACAAGGTCTTAATTTGATTGAGAAAGGAGGAAAACTACCTATATGACATATGATGGTTTTGCAGTTTATAGAAAGTATCTAGCGTATAAACTACATTTTACCACAGACAAGTATGATTATACAGAACATAGTGGCATGGTACATACTAAGTTAGAAACATTTACAAAAAGAAACGACAGATATATGTTTCATAAACTAAGTGTAAAATATAATCAAGATGAGATTGATGATTTTATGATTGCAAATTTTGTTAAAAAGAATAAGGCATGGTCAGGCAGTTTATTAGAAAGAGATAGTCATGAAACCTATTTACAATATAGAAAAAGAAAAGAGGCAACAAATTACTATTTCAAAGAAGATTTGGGAAGATTATCTACCACTATTGATATGGACAATATTAAACCCAATGATGTTGTTATTGTTAATAATGGTCAGCATCCAATACTTTTACGACATTGTATTGGAAATAAGATTAGTAAAGAAACATTAATTATTATGGATTATCATTTAGGTTTTATGAAATATTGGAAAGAAAATATTACAGATAAAATTGTATGGCCAGATTTCTTAAAAAAGATAAACAAATTTAAACCTTTTTTGAGGTTTAATCAAACAGAAACAAAAATAATATTAAAGGAGAAGTTGTTATGAGAAAAGTAGGTGAATCATTTCCTAATTATAAGTTACAAGCTTGTATGGAAGATAATTCGATAGGTGAAGTTTTTACAGAAAATGAAGAACCAGGTAAATGGTCTGTTTATTATTTTTATCCTAAAGACTTTACATTTATTTGTCCAACAGAAATAAAAGAAATGGATAGACTTTTAGATGAAGACTTAAATGTAATTGGTATAAGTGGTGATAATGAATATTGTAAAAAGGCATGGAAAGAATCTAACCCAATAATAAAAGATATTAGACATCCATTAGCTGCTGATTCAGGATTACATTTATCTTCAGAAATTGGTGCTGATAATTATGAGGGTTTATGTTTAAGGGCAACATTTATTGTTGATGATAAAAACATAATTCAACATGCTTCATTTAATGCACTTGATACAGGCAGAAATGTAGATGAAATTATAAACACAGTAAATGCATTAAAATCTGGTGGGTTAACAGCTTGTAACTGGAAACCTGGTGATAACTTTGTAGGAGAATAAAATGAAATTTTTTAATGAACAAGAAGGTGCTAGAAACGGAAGTCCTTTTGTAGAGATAGTTGTTTATGCATTAATAATTTTTGTTGTAGGCGCTTTACTATGACAGAAGATAGAATTATTACAGACATAGATGGCAACGAAGTTGTTTATACAAAAGAACAGAAATGGCAATTACTTGCTGATTGTATCAGAAGTGGTCAAGTAGAGACAAGTGAATTGCATGAAGAATTTCAAAGAGACCCGGAGTTTCAAAAATGGTACATGAAAAAGTATCTATGGGATTAGATTGGTACATAAAATGGTTTTCAAGTATTGTACTTATATTTGGTGCAATAACTACAGCAAGTAATATGTATCCATATAATATGTATTTTCAATTTGTAGGCATTACAGGTTGGATGATAGTAGGCATTTTGTGGAAAGATTGGTCATTAATAGTAGTGAACATAGTTGGTTCATTAATTATGTTAGCAGGTATTATTAACTATCATTTTTTCACAGATTGGTATTTAATAATTTATGAAAGATATGAGGAGGCAAAATTAATATGACATTAAATAGAGACGGTGATGGTTTCTTAGTAGATACAAATGATTGGTCAGAAGAAGTTATGATTCAAATGGCCGAAGAAGATGGATTTTTAATTACTGATGAAATCAGAACATACATAAACAAAGCAAGAGAAATGTTTAACGAAACAGGCACAGTACCAGCAGTTCGTAACTTTGCAAAAGAATTTGGCATGGACAGAAAAGCAAGTAAGTTATATGAAGTATTTGAATCTGGTCCTATGAAGAAGATTGCCAAATACGGAGGACTACCTAAACCAACAGGTTGTGTTTGATGAATAAAGCATTTTGCATAGGTAATGGTGAAAGTAGAAAAGGTTTTGATTTAGAACAATTAAGACCTCATGGTAAGATATATGGTTGTAATGCTTTGTATCGAGACTTTACACCTGATGTGCTTGTTGCAGTAGACCATGGCATATGTCATGAGATATACAATAGTGGTTATTGTCAAAAGAATGAGGCATGGTTTAGAGACTGGACAAAAGTTCCTGCTATGCATTATGAAATGATGATATACGGTGCAGTAGATAAAATAACTAGAGATGAAATAAAAGATTATTATGATAAACATATTGAAAACGAAAGAACAAATGCTGAAGAATTTGTATTTCATGGTTCTAACTTATCAGGTCTTGCAAACATTATTAAGAGTGGCAAGGCACATGGTAAAACAAAAGAAATAATACAACAACAGATTAATCATTCATCAATCAATGTCAGTTGGATTAATCAACCAGATTACTCAAACAACATAACAGACTTGATAGAAAACTATAAGAAAGATTTAGGGTGGGCAGCCGGTGCTACTAGTGGTAGAATCGCAGTAGAACAAATAAAAGATTTAGAAGAAGTTTATTTAATAGGACATGATTTAGAAAGTTATAATCATCTGGTAAATAATATGTACAAAGGTACAGACCATTATGTTTCACCACAGAACGGTAAAACACCATCAGAGAATTGGAAAATACAATGGGGTGCTTTGTTTACTGAATATAAACATATTAAGTTTTATAAAGTAAATGAAAAACCTGTGGGTACTAGCGACCCTATAAATTGTGTAGTAGATACATGGGTAAATAATAAAAATGTTGAATATATCACATACTCAACCATGCTTGACAAACTTAAATAAATGTACTATAATAGGTGTAACTATTATAAATAGTAGTGTAGCATTGCTACAGATACGAGAATATATTAATACAATAATACGGAGGATAATATGGATTTTGAATCATTAAAAACATCATCTAGTGGTTTTGATAAACTAACTAAAGCACTAGAAGAAAACCTCAATCCTGAGGATTCAAAAAACAAAAACAAATACCAAGATGACAGACTGTGGAAACCAGAACTTGATAAAACAGGTAATGGGTATGCAGTATTAAGATTCTTACCAGCAACATCAGGTGAAGATATGCCATGGGTACGAGTATGGTCTCATGCATTTCAAGGACCAGGTGGTTGGTATATTGAAAACTCTTTAACTACACTAGGTCATAAAGACCCTGTTAGTGAAGAAAACACAAGACTATGGAATACAGGTGCAGAATCAGATAAACAAGTGGCAAGAAATCGTAAGAGAAAATTATCTTACTATTCAAATGTGCTTGTAGTATCAGACCCAGCACATCCTGAAAATGAAGGACAAGTAAAACTGTTTAAGTTTGGTAAAAAAATATTTGATAAAATTACAGAGGCAATGCAACCTGAGTTTGAAGATGAAACACCAATTAATCCATTTGATTTCTGGAAAGGTGCAAACTTTAAACTAAAGATTAGAAAGGTTGATGGTTTCTGGAATTATGATAAATCAGAATTTGAGGGTGTTTCTGCTATCGCTGATAATGATGACAGTATCAAGGCGATATGGGAGAAACAATATCCTCTAAATCCATTCTTAGAACCTAGTAATTTTAAATCGTATGAGGAACTCAAAGAGAAACTGAATCGAGTAATTACAGGTACTAAGACTACAGAGACAGTAGAAAATGTAGACCTCCCATCCACATCTACTGCTTCTGTTAAAAGTACTGATGGCGCCTCTAAGGCAACTGCTAGTGAAAGTGATGATACATTAGATTATTTTTCAAAATTAGCAGAAGAATAGAGGTATCTCTCTCCGCTGTCAAAAACTTTAGGGCATATCTAGTAATAGGTATGCCCTTTTTCGTATAAATAGTAACATGGCAAGTATATTTGACAAAATAACAGACCAAACAGGTGGTACTAAAAAATCATCAACATGGTATAAAAATGCAGTATCTAGCATTGCTGATACTGTAACTGCTAGAAAGTTATATAATCAAGGTAAAATTAATCAAAGACCTTCAGCAGGCAGATTAAATTTGTTTTTCTATGACCCAAAGTTTAAAGAAAAACTACCTTACTATGATACCTTTCCTTTAGTGTTGCCATTAGAATCATTTAGAGGTGGATTTTTAGGTATGAACTTTCATTATCTATCACCTGTAATAAGATTTAGATTGTTAAATCAATTACAAAGATTTGCTACAAATAGTAAATTTGATAGAACGACAAGATTAGATGTTAGTTATGGTAGAGTAGGTGGATTTGCAAGAGTTAAACCTACAATAAAAAAATATTTGTACAGTAATGTTAGGTCAGGTTTTATGAGGGTAGATTTACAAGACGCTCCTACAGCAGTATATTTACCAGTACAACAATTTAAAAAACGAAGTGCAAGTTATGTATACGGACAAAGTAGAGGATAAATATGGCAATATTTAGAGGCGGAGTAAAAATATTTGGTTCAGATGTTAGACTAGGAATACCTAGAGATAGGTCTTTAGACAACATTTTATTAGACCCAAGATTTAGACAGATAGAAGGTGGACAAGCACCTGATAATCC